CGCTGTAATAGGACGCGTCGAACCCGCCCGACAGGATATCCTCCAGGCTCTGCGCGCCGCCGTAGAGGCCGCTGCCGACCACCTTCGTCTTGCTGCCGAACAGCGAGCCAATGATGCTGCCGATCCCGCCGATGATGCCGCCGACCACCGGGATCTTCGAGAACAGCCCGCCGCCGGTGATGATGCCCTCCAGCACCTTGCCGGTCGTGTCCTGCGAGAAGCCGGTATTCACGCCGGCGGACGCATTGACGTTGTCGGTGCGCAGCACCAGCGCCGCGAAGCCGGAGATATTGCTCTCGATCGCGCTGAGCGAGGCCGCCATCTGGCGCGAATAGGTCAGCATGACGGTGTCGACCTCCTTCAGGCTGTCGATCGCGCGCTTGATGCTCTCCGATTTCGCCGACGCATCGCCCAGCACCGTGCCGGTGCCGTCGTTCGATTTGGGTAGCGTGCCGCCCGATCCGCCGCCGCCAAAGCCGAGCGAAGCCATGACGCCTAGCATCGCGGCGACAGCGGGGAAGGCATAGGGGCCGAGCGTGGCAAACATGCGCGCCGCGCCGCCGGCGACGTCCACCGCCGTGCGGGCGAGCTGGATGACGGTCAGCGCCTTTTCGGCTGCCTCCATCGCCTTGTAGCCCTTGCTATGTTCGCTGAAGAGGCCCTTGGCCGCGCTGGTCAGGGCCACCATACCGGCAATCTGATTATCGGCCTCTTGCCGGCGCAGACCGGCCTGCTCCTTTGCCGACAGACCACCCAGCTCGCGCTGCTTATCGAGCTCAGCCTGGCGCTTGCCATATTCGTCGAGCACGGTGATCAGGCCGCCGATGGCGCCCCCGACGCTGCCGAACGCATCGCGCATATTGGCCGCAACCACGTCGACTCGGTCCGACACACGATCAAGGTCATCCATGAAGGCGCCCATCACTTCGCGGCGCAGTTCCTGTTGGGCGCGCAGCAGAGCGGCAGCATCCTGCTCTTCCTGCAGCATGCGCGATCCGAGCGTGGGGACATCCTTGCCGAAATCCGCGTTGTGCTTATCGATGTCCTGAGCAAGCTGCCAGACGTTGCCCTGCGCCTTGAGGCGCTGTTCTTCCAGCCATTTGGCGACCTTATCGGCTTCTTTCGCCGCCTCGGTTACAGCCTTCCCTGCAGCCCAGGCGATGTGGAAATGCGAACCTTCGTCCAGCGCCTCGGTCAGCTTCACGCCCGCAGCGCGATAGGCCTTCACCAATTTGGCCAGGGTCATCCCGTCGGATTTGGCAACGTCGAGCGCCTGCCCAAGTTCATGATTGCTGGTGCCCGGTTTCGCAGCCAGCGCCGCCCAAGGGCCAGTGCCGCTTTTATAGGCCATATACTTGTCGTACAGCGCCTGCTGTTGGGCATAGCTCCGCTGGTCACTTGTCACGCGCCCACCCGCCTTTTCAGCGATAGCGCGCGCCTCCAGAAGGGTGATTGTGCGACCGATCTCGTTGTTCGTTTGCTTCAGGGCCGCCTGCCGATCCTCTTCGGCCTTAAGCGCGGCGGCTCTGTTGCGCTCGATCCTCGTGAATTCGCTGGAGAGCCCCGCAATATTGGCATCGACCGCCTGCCCATTCTGGGCGCGCTCGACGGCCAGGCGCTTCAACGCATTCACCTGATCATCATAGGCGGCGTTAATGCGCTTGATGGGATCCACAGAGAGGGAAGCGGCTTCAGCGGCGATATCGATGTTGGTGACGTTGATCCGCGCCTGGGCCTGGGCAATCAGCCCATTCTGCTCGGCAAGCAGCTTGTTGATCCGGTCGACTTCAGCCGCATATTGGTTCGCCACGATGGACTGCGCGCCATTAGGGCCATTCGCCCCGATCCAGCTGCCTTTGGCGTTTTCTGCAAGGATCTTGGCATGTTCCAGTTCGTCACGGATCAATTGACGCTTGCTCAGCGCCAACTCGTAATTCCGGCGAGCGTTGATGTTGGCTTGCTCTGCCGATGAGCGCAGAGCTTCCAGCGAGCCCTTGGTTGCCTCGGTCCCGTCGCGGATCGCGGCGGCGACACCCTCGGCCGAATCCTTGAAGCGCTCCTGCGCCTGGCGCGTGATGTCCGACTGCCTGGCCTGATCCTTGAGCTTATCGACAGTCTCGTCGATCGCGTTGCCAGCCATGCCGAGCTTATCGGCAAAACCTGCGAGCAAGGTAATGCCGAGCGTGATCGCAATGCCCCAAGGGCCGTTCAGGAATTTTCCGACCGAACCCAGCTTACCTTCAAAGCCAGTCATCGCGCCGGCTGCCTGAGGCGCCTGCATCGCGAAGGCGCGCAGCGCATCGGTCCCGCCAATGATCTGGACGGCAAAATCCTGTACCTGAAAGCCGAGATTTTGTGTTGCCGCGCGCGCGGCATTTGATGGGCCCGGCAGGCGCTTGGTGCCTTGCTCCAGCTGATTGATCTGGGCGCTTGCTGCGCGAAGGCGCGAAGCCAGTTCGGTCAAGCCACGGCTATCGGCCTCGACCGCTCGCATCTCGGCGCGCATGTCACGGATCTCAGCCGTGCTTTTACCGAATGTTTCTGCCTGCCGCTCCAACTGACGGACCATGCGCTCGCCAGCCTTCTCGATCCTGGCGGCATCGGCAGCGGCCCGGAAGCTGGTCTTGGTCATCTCGTTACCGAGCGAGGTCATCTGGACCGTCGCGCCCGCGACATTGATCATACCACCGGTCGCGCGCTCGATCTTGGCCGCGTCGGCAACGACCTTGGCTTCGGTCGTGTTCATGGCCGCTTCGATCTGGCGCAGCGCTTCAAATGAACCTTCGGGGTCGATCGCGAACCCTACGCCTAGGGCGGCGTCATCATAATCCATGATCGACCTCCACGACAAAAAAAGGCCGCCGGAATACCAGCAGCCGAGTTTCATTCTCGATGCGCCGACACTGGCGCGAACAGCAATTTATTGGATAATGCTATCTGACAGCAGAAAGTCGATCATCTGGCCGAATTCATGGCTGTATTCTTAGCGATATCTAGCTGCACTGCAGCGTTAGTCAGGCGCTGATCATAACCAATTTCAGCATCTAAACAGGCCGTATCGGCATAGGACTTCGCGATCTGGTATTTGTCCGCATCTTGAGCCTTCAAATAGGCGTCGGCGACTTTACGCTTAGCCTCGCAGATTTCATCCAAACTGCCACCTGACTGCTGTACAATGTCTAGCTCGCGTTCAGCCTCCTGTGCCGAATTCGAACATGCAGAAACAATAGCGAGGCAACAGCCAAGGATGACAGCGCGCATATAGACTCCTAGTGACGCCCAGCGACGCTATCTTAGCCCAACACAGCTCGCAACTTTGCCAGCTCGACTTCCCGTTCGCGGTCGGTGACAGCAGCCCGCCAAGGGGCTGGACAATTCTCACTTTCGGCATTGCGGCCTTCGGCCACATAGGCAAGCGACAGGGACCGGATCAGCTTGGCTTCCCACGGGAGCAGGTCGATGCCGGTGCGATTGCACCAGGCGTCGATCGCCTGCCAGCTGACCGGACCTGATCCCATGCCGGCCGCCTCGGTCAGGCCGATTTCCAGCAGCCGAGCGATGATGTGGGGCATCGGATTGGGCGGCATCTGCGGGACAATCTTGTCCTGCTTCAGCTTCTCCATTCGGCTAATCGGTGGCGGCTGATCTTTCGCCGCCGCGCGTTTTGTTCCGGGCGGCGGCTTAGGCGTGGCATGGAGCCACGCCAGCTGCCGCACGTAGAGCGTCAGTTCCCGGTCGACCCGGGCTTGAAGTTTCCCCAGTCGCGCACTGCCTTCAGGATCTGCTGCGGGATGAAGCCCAGCTTCGGATCGGCATAGAGCGCCTGGAACAGTTCCTTGCCCTGCTGAGCGCCGGCGGGCGGATAAGCCAGATTTTCAAAGGTCACGGTGATGTCGGCCAGATCCTCCGCCTGTTCGATCAGGCGCTGTTCGGGCGAGGCGACGGTGGGCTTGCCATCATTGTCCTGCATCCGCTTCAGCGAACGGTTGGTCTGCCGCGCTTCCACGGTCGCATAGGGCTTCGACCCCGGGCCATAGATGACGATGCGGACGGGCAAAGTCTTCTCGGCATCGGCATAGAGATGCTCGCCGTCGCGGCCCTTGACGTGAATGGCGGTGGTATCGGCCGCCGCCTGCTGGGTGATATCGTACAACTTCAGGTTCCTTTCGCGGGAAGGTGCATCAACCCGCCCCGCGACCCGCGATCTGCGGGGCGGGCTGATGCGAGTGGACCGGCGGACGTGCCGGAAACTGGTTAGGCGGACTTCACCACCTTCTTGCTGAGCTCGATCGTGGGATTTGCCATCACGATGCTATCGGCATTGCCGACATTCTCGGGGAAGCCGAACGCGCGGCCCTGCGACCAGCGCTTTTCGCCGGTCGGATAGGTGACCTCGATCGAATAGAGCGCATTATTGTCGGGTTCGGCAGCGGTGCGCAGCAGCACCTGGCCGGCATCGTCCTCATCATAGGCCATGGAGGGCTGCAGCGATCCATAGTCGGTGCTGCCCTTATGCTTTTCCTTGGGGCCGTCGAGCGGCTGAAACTCGACCTTGTTCGTGGTCGCGCCGATCGTGCCGATCTGCTCGACCTTGCCGATCTTGGTGAAAGTCAGCGCGGAATAGCCGGTAACGTCTTCGGTGGTGGGCAGGGCGGCCGAGATGCCGATCGTCGTGCCCGCAGCAGTGGTGGACATGGTCTGTCTCCTGGTTGGAAAGCCGGTTCATCCGGCGAATGGTGTCCGCGCGGGCGGACGAAAGGGGTTAGGCCTTCTTGCTCTCGCTCTCGGCCTTGGCGGAAGCCGCAACCGGTTCGACGAGGCCGGCGGCCACGTAATTGGCCAGCTGACCCGGCGTCAGATTTTCGATGACCTGGTCGGCGGCATAACTGCCGCCCGTGCCGGCATCCTTGAATTTGCGAAGGGCCTTCGCCTTGGTAGTCGTCGACATCATTGTCTCCTGCTCAATCCTCCGCGTCCCAACTGACGCGGAAATCCTGTGTCTGTTCAAAGCTGTTTCCCGGGCCATTGAGACTTGGCCCCAATCCGGCGGTCAGGATCGAAACGCGCAGCGCGCCAGCGATGTCGCCCGTCAGGCCAGCACAGCGCCGGCGGACCCAGCCGATCGCCGCTTTGCGATCCTTGACGGATGCAGCGCGCACGGTAACCGAAATACGGTCGGTGCGGCGCACCAGCTCCTCGCGCATCAGCACCTGACGGTCGACGCTGCTGGTTGTGCGCACCAGCAGGGCCGGCAGCGTAATGCCGTCTGGCAGGCGATCTTCCTTGATGCGATCAGCCGGGACCGGATCCGCTTCGGTCAGGTCCGCGCACAACAGTGCGCCGATAATGTCGGCCCCGGTCATGCATCGTCCCCTTCGTCTTTGCCGACAAACCGGCCCCGCGCGATGCGAGAGTTGATATAGTCCTGTGCCGCGCGGATCGCCTCGGCTTCCTTGATGTCGAGCGCAGGACGCAGGAACGGCTCTGGCCGCGCACCAGGGTGCCAGACGGTCGCGCCGACGAACTGACCGCCGATCACAAGCGACTTGTCGCCGCCCGCTGCGCGAATCTGCTGATTAATTCGTCCGATACCCCGGCCGCCGCGCTGGCTGTCATCGACAGAGATGAAATGGCCTTCGGTGCCGAATTCCAGCCAGAGCGCGCGAAACCAGTTATAGCCGGGCTTCACCGTGACGGTGACGACAATCCGGCCATCGTCGGCTTTTGTCCTGACGACGATATCGCCCGCTACCTCATCTGACGCCGAACGATCCTTGGCCTCTTCGGCAATGACACGGCCGCCCGCGCGCCCGGCGCCGCGCAGGACGTCGGAAATCTGCTTGGGAAGGCCGGCGAAGTAGCTCTTCACCCCATCCTTCCCGCGAACGGTAGGCATCAGGCCGGATTGCCCGCCGGCCGATATTCCTCGACCATGAATTCCAAGCCCTCGCGCCGGCCCAGCTCGGCAGGACCGGCGACGATCTGCATAATGCGGTCGCCCATGACGAAGCGCATGTCGGGGGTGACGTCCTCGCGAAAGCGCATGCGCACCCGGGCGGGACGCGCGGCCAGGTTGATGCCCTCGGCCAACTTCTCGCCCCGACTGGGCAGCGCATCGGTCACACTGGCCCAGCATTCGCCGACAGGCGTCCATGTGCCCGATCCAGCCCCGTCGAAACTGTTGTCGGCGATCGGCCGCTCAATTTTGATACGGCGATCGAGCTTACCGGGATCGAGGGTCATCAGCGATAGACCCGATAAGGCTGCAGCAACGCGTCGACGGTGGTCGACATGGGGATGGCCGTCGGCGAAATGTTCATGTCAGACGCCGTCGATCGAAAGCGATGCATGTCGCCGACCATCATCAGGATAGCGGCCTTGATTGGCGCGGGCACATCTACATAGCCGGCACGATAGCGGACGCGTCCCGCCTCGCGTCGGAGCGAACCGCCAAGCCAGGTCCATTCAGAACCTTCTGGCACAAGCATATCGCCCAGCAGCTCAAAATCATTGAGATCCGCCACCTGCTCGACATCATTCCTGTCGAGATACTTCACGCCAAGAAGGCTTATGATCGGCGCGTATGGAAGCCGAATGGTGTGACCGATGGCCACCAGGTCGAAACGCACTTCCAGCTCTTGATCGCCGATCGAACGGCCAAGCCATCCAGTCGGGCCGTCAATGCTGGCGGTCGCGGCGGCAATCATCGCCTCGACCAGCACTTTTTCAGAGTC